CAAACTCTTGACTATACAAAAACAAATTCTCTTCAGCCTTAGAATTCGTAACACCATCATAGTAAACACCCGTACTTGCACGAGCATACGTAATACGTGGGTCTAGCTTCTTGACTTGTGCAAAGTTAAGCATCAATGACGGTTCGACATTGCTAATCGCTGTGTCGTTCTGAATAGAGGTAATCGTTGCCGTATCAAGGGTAGCCACACCACCATCAATCGTCACGCTGTCTAAGTCTTGATAAGCAAGTGAACCTAGATACTGATTCAACGGTATCTCGTTGGGGGCTGTGCCGATGTCAGCTTGAGAAACAATATCGTAGCCGTTCTCTGTAACTTCACCCGTAAAAGCGGGGTTAGCAAGCGGAGCGTAGCCTGTCACAGGTATGTAAGTAGCCGTCCAAGCAGAGCCATTCCACACGTTCATATTCGTGGTTACGCTGTTAAAGTACAGCGCACCTACAAGCAAAGCGTTGCCATCATTATCAACGGTTGGTGCTGATGATTTGCTACCTAAATAACGGTCATCAAATTGGTCATAAGCGGTTGCCGCGCTACTTGCTGAAGACGCCGCCGCTGATGCGCTAGACGCCGCCGCTAATGCCGCCGCTTCTGCCGCAGGTTGTGCATCAACACCCGCATTAATTTGTGCCGCAGTAACGGTAATTGCAGAACCTGCTAGTTTTAAAGCCGTCACATCTACGCTAGTAGTTGAAACCTTTAAAGCGGTAGCTGTACCATCGCCATCATAAACAGTTTTATCAGTTGAGGTCACGCCACCATCAACGTGCAATATTTGTTGATACGTGTCTTTAATCTTGTTGCCAGTTAAATCAGTTGCCATTGTTGACCTCAACTTGTTGTGCTAACTCATTCTGTTTTGCCGATTCCCAAGCATTTAATGCTAACGTAAAATCAGAATATTGATGAATAATAAGGTTTTGAGGCTTATTTAATCCATTCTCAGTTAATTCAGATTTGTATTCAATTTCACCAATATCATCGTACCATTGAACAGCATGAATGTTTGCATCAATTATAAACTCTAATTCAGAGTAACCAAACCCATTAATGATAATTGTTTTATCATCTGGAATAATTGTAAATTTCATCGTTTTGTCCCCAATAAGACTTTTGCGGTTTCAATATTGCTTTGCACCATTTCGTTGCGAAAAGACTCCACCGCCGCCCCCGTTTGCCGTTGTTGCTGACTGTTTTCAATCATCAAAACAGGCATCCACGCAATCGCACAACCCCATTCGTCTAATTCTTCGCCCGTGTTCGGGTTTGTGCCCCTGACTTTCATAAACCACCCACAATCCAATTGACGGCATGGTTTAAATCCGTCTAAAGGGCAATTGGCTTTTGATTCAATTTTCATTAGTTTTTAACCGCTAAAATAACGTCCACATATTGAACGGCTAAGTTTATTGCCGTGCCTGTAAATGAGTGGGTATGTGAGCCGCCACCGCCTGCGGTTTGTGTGTTAGTGGTGTTAGTACCACCATCAGGGGCAACTACAGTCCAACCCCCCGTATTATTAGAAGTCCCTGCCGCCGCCGCCACAGATATTGATAATCTACTGTGGGAATGGCTTGGTATTTGCGCTGTACTTAAAGTTGTATTCCCAACCGAGCCATTAACTGCTTGAGAGGCAAAAGCAGTCGTAAAATCAACTGAGCCACCTGAACCTGCTGTGCCACTTACAATACGCAAAGCCTTGTTGTTATGAGTTGTTGATTTAGTCCAACCTGTAGGCGCTGTGGTTTGTGCAAATAGCATAACCGTGCCAGTAGGAAAAGCAGAAGCCGCCGCAGTTGCCGCAGTAGCTTGTTCAGAACCATCGGCAAACACAAACTTAGTTGTGGCTTTTACAATCGGTGCTTCAAACCGAGTAGATGAAAAAACATCGCCCGTGAATGTATCACCCGCTTTGTTAGCAGGCGTATACCCTAATGCCGTTGAAATGTCTGCGTTCTCTAAGTTTGGCACAAAGTTTGTGCCTGTAATTGTTCCAACAGACGCCCAACCTGTATTAGCAGAGTTTCGCATCTTTAAAATGTTTGGCGATACGCCTGTATCCAACCAAAACGAATAAGGCAGTACGCCACCCGTTAGCCCGCTTGGGTCAGTTGAGCCTGAAGCATTGCTCGCTAAGTTGTCTAATGCGTCATTAATGGCGTTGACAAGTGCCAAGCCAGATAATACGCCTGAAGTTTGAATAGTTAATGCACCTTGTGCCATTTTAATACCCCTGTGCGAGCCAATTGACGGTTCTTACAACGCCTGACCCGCCATTAAGAATTTGTACATCAAAACCTGCTAATGTTTCATTGCTAAGAATAATGTCATCACCCGCTTGCGCGTTTACGATTGTAAGTTGTACCGCTGGTACTGTCATACCTGTTGCACCACCGATAAATGATGCAGCGTAAACCACGCTAGAACCTCCAACGTTTGTTGTTACTTGCCCCGTGTCCACTCTATCAGGCACGTCAACGGAAAATATAAAGTCTGTAACAACGGCATTGATTGTGACATCGCTTGTAGAGATTAACACTCGTGCCTTAAAGTATCTCCCATTATAAAAGCCTGGAAGAAAGTTTTGCCATGCTCCAAACACTCCACTTTCACCCGCAATGGCAATTTGTGCTTGTATCGCAATTTGTACACCCAAGGCTGAGTTAAGTATATCGCTTGCCAACAATATGTTTGTAACCTCAAGTATGTTGTCGTCAACCGATACGCCACCACCATTAATGGTAATGCTTAAATTGCAAGGAGTGACTTTTCCTGCGTCTACAATATGCGCCGTTGGAATAGTGTATGAACCACTTGTGCCAATTACCTCACCGTCTAATACAGCTAATTGCAATACGCCAGAACCTGTTACTTCTGCATCGCCACCTAAATCGCCATCCCATAATACAGATTCATCGTATACGGCAACAACGTTCTTTTGTATCGTTGCACCAATTACATCAATGCTTGTTGGGGCATCAGAGTAAATAGAAACACCGCTATTGACATAAACAGCGGCTACCCAATACTTACCATCACCCTGCGCTGTAAATTGCGTCAGAGGCGTTCTACCAAGAACCTTGCCCGATTCCCAAGACGTTCCAAGCCGAACTTCATAAAGTATATTTGGCTGCCTAAAGTCAACAATAGCCACCCAATTTAAAATAATGCGACCACCTAATGCACCATCATAAAGGGTAATAATGTTATCAATATCAGCAGGATTTTGAGTAGATTGTTGACCAAAGATAAAACCAGTTGCGATGACGCTATCGCCAATCAAAACACCGTTAATTGGCAAAATGTCAATTTCAATATCGCCAGATTGCTCAACATTAAACTCTAAAACGTTTGTAAATATTGTGATTTTTGTCCATGAACCGCCGTTTATTCGCCACCGAACGTTTACTCGCTCAACGTTTTTGGCTTGCCAAGTCACAGTCACTAATGAAATAACGTTACCATCACCACCACGGTAAACAAATTCATTAAGGTTTACATTTGAAACAACAGGGATTGGATTTAACAATAAAGTGCTTTGTGGTGGCTCAATAAATACGCCGTCCCAAGCCACATAAAATGCTTCATCTTCGTCAGTTGCTGTAATTCGTACACGGCTTTCTGAAACGGGAACAGTTGAAATTATTTTAACTTTTTTGCCAGGAGTTACTAATGGTGAAAAAAACCAAATGTGGTCAATAAAGTTGTAATCCATATCAAAATCAGGAGGCAAAACTAACAGCAATTCGTCAGATTCTGAAGCCGCAGGCAAAACTTGATAAGTTGTGAGGTCGCCATTTGGCTTTCTAATGGCTAAATATTCAATGTCACCATTGCGTGGCACAGGTCGGCTTAACTTAACTAGTATGTCACCACCGTTCCATTTGTCAAAAGAACCGCCCCAATCAGCGTCAACATCTTCAATATCGTCAACTGCTTCTAAGTTTGTAACCCCTACAATGCGACCTGAGTAACCCCATTGGGTCAAGTCATGCGATAGCAATACAACATCACCACGTTGGCAAACAAAGCCCTCAAAGTCTGATTCCCAAGTAATTCTACGTCTGCGATAGTATTGTTGAGCAGCTAAATAGTTAGCAAACTTACCCGCCATTGTTGCAGATGTGCACCCATATAACTCAATCGTGCTTGAGCGCAACGGGTTTGTCACCTCTGGTATGGTTACTCGCACCTCATCTTGCGCCCAATCTTTTTCAGGGTTGACAAAACTAATAATTATTTCATCAGCTAATTGTTCTGTTAAATATGTGACTTCAAATGAACCTTTGATAATATTTGACATACCAAAAGACGCAACGGGTGATTGGTTTCTACCATCCCATATAACTCCGATTTTTCCAGACCCCCAACTAGGTGAAGCAAAACCACACCTAGCGATAGAAGTTAAAAACTCAGCAGACGTTTGACCACTATCTAAAATTGCATTAAACGTTAAGCCCTCTGTTGCACAAAATGAAGCCCAAGCTGTCAAAGAGTCTAAATCAATTCTTACATCGTCAAAACCGATGCCGTACAACAATTTATTATCAGAGTCGTACCTACCACGGCAAAAATCCATAAACCAATGAGCAGGGTTGCTTGTCTTTTCAAATACCCAAGCCGAGCCATTCCAATAATTTGCCCGTGAATCAGCAATTGCCGACAACTGTTGAATAGAACCACTTAACTGTTCAGAGGCGCGAATAATTAAACCGCGCCTTACTTGTCCGATGTAACTTGCATTATCAAGTTGATAAGTTCTTAGCACATCAAAGACAGTTTTGTTTTGTAACCGTGAGTCTTCGCTATCGGCTGTTGTCCTGCGAATTCTTACATCGTAAGTCCCAACAGTAGGCAATTCAATAAAATAAGTTTGACGTTGTGGCGTTTGAGATGCACCACTTAATGTTTTGGTAATCGTTTCAGACCAAGTTTCAGAACTAGTAAGCTTGTATTCAATCTCAATTGTTGCAGAAGCTGAATCTAATCCGCCTTTATCATTGGCATAATAAAATGTGCCAACTACATCGACACCTAATTGATAAGCATCTGTTGATGACGTGCGCTGTATCCAACTTGCTTCATTTGTGAGCAGTACACCTGAAATTGTATCCACATTCCCTGGAAAGTTATTTAACTTCCCATTAGAATCAGGGTCTACCCATTCATAATCTTGATAATTGGTAATAGATGTAGCACCTATTTTGTAATCAGAATAATCCGCTGATGACAAACCAAAATGAAATATCTGATATAAATATTGATCGTTTCCATGGTATTCGGTGTAAGGTCTAGCGCCGTAATCAGGGAAGAACCGATGGTATCCCATAACAACTGGCATATATTGATACGGTCTTACCGCATTAGAACCGCCCGTTAAACTGTATGTAGGCGATACTGTTTGACCTTGAGAGTTATTAAAATTGTTTGATTGTGGCTTAGGTGCAAATAATGCACCAATTAACAATGAACCACCAACTGAAATAACAGCGCCTGCGGATGCAGCGATGATGGCGCCAGTTGCTAGACTAGTTTCAAATGCACCTGCAAAAAACGCAGCACCTGCTGGGCCAGCAATTACGGCAACCGTAATAGCTAATGCAATAACTGCCACAATTTGCAAAGCGTCTGAATCGCCACCGCCACCACCCTGCACTGAACCATTGACATTTATTATTTGACCGTCAGCGGGGATAACAATATCCCATTCTTTAACAGTTAACATTCTCCCGTCTAACTGAACGGTAATGGGCTGATAAGGGTCTACGTTAGCAGATAACAAAACATCTCTAACGCAAGCTTTGCCATTTGATACGGCAAATATATCTTTTCTGCCTGCCAATGGTGTCATTGGGTGTGGCTGATATATAACGCTTAACGATTTACTTAACTCTGTTTGTTCCACTTGTAATACCCCTCAACAGCCAAAAAGTAACGCGGTAAGTCGCGAATTCTATGCCTAACCACCATTTTAGCGTTTTCCATCGCATGTAACACACATTGTTCGTTATCAACAATGCAATAAACACCGACATGAGATGCTCTGCCTCGGCAATACATTAATACTACATCACCTTCAATAGGTGTGTTTGTTTGGATAGTTGCTTCTTTAGCTAATTGTTCTAATTGCGTGGCGCGTTTTAATCTTGTGTTTTCACGATAAGTTTTGCAAAACTCTGGCAACAACCCATGAAATTCACTTTCTATGACTTCAATGACTAATGCCGCACAATCTGCATCAATAAGTTTGTAAGGCTTACCAATGTATTTGTCTGACCAATGCATTTTAAAACAAGCCAGGGCTATTTGTAGGTCTATATTGAATATTAATAGCAGGTTTTGAAAATAAGTTTTCAAAGCCTAATTCTGCGCTAATTTCCTGCATTGTTGCTTGAACGTTATATAAACTCATTGTTATTTCCCATTCAATTTGGTCTGGTCTTGATCGCATAATCTGCATAAAACGAACCGTAGAGCCATTTCCGCCCGCTGTCGTTTCAATCCAATACATTAACTCACGACCTATATTGTCAACAGCAAGTCTAGCTTTTGGCAATTGATTCTCATAATCATCTGGCAAAATACATCTAAATGGACAAGCGATATAAACATTACCATTGCTTGTTAATTCTTGGGTATCATTAATAATTCTAATTGGTTCGACCAAATCAGGGTGGTCAATTTCAAGCATAATAAAAGGCGCTTCAGGCGCTGAGACTTTGGCAAGTGTTGATTTGTATTCGGGTGAATAAGGTTTTGCCATTACACGCCCCAACTTTCAATTTCACATTGCAAGTGCCATAAGTCCATTGTTGGCGACATAGGTTGAGCAGAATATATACCGCCCACAAAACGCGCCTCAATTAAACTTCCCGACACAGGGTCTGGCATATAAAAAAACAATGCGCCTTGTTGTAAGTCTTCAGCAAACCAAGTTTCAAACGCTAAAAAATCATCTTTATTTTCAATAAATAATTTAACAGCGCGTGTTTTCATAGTGCGTGACTTAACTCTAGCTTGGCGTGGAGGGCCAGTTTCAAAGTCAGTTCTCAAAACACCGCTTTCTTTTTGCTGAACATACCCGTCATACAGGATTTTTACATAACTAGGTAAGGTAGCCATTACATTGTTCTCCGTAAACCAAACGTAGACCCCATTTGTTGAGAAATTTGACCGTTATTCCGTAGGTCTGTTGCAATTACTTTTCTCACAATAACATCTACGCTTAACCCACCTTGATTTTTATTTACTTGAGCCGTTGCTTTATAGCCTTCTGAGCCTGCTTCATTTTTAATATTGATAACGACACCATTGCTTGCTGACGCTGCACTGCCAACGTATCCACCTTCGGCATACCCTTTGTGTAATCTATCTAAATTGCCAATACCAATCTCTTTAGTTCTTTCCGCACTAATAACATATTCGCCACGGTGGACAATGCCTGCGGGCTCGTACTTGCTTCCTGCTCCTGTATATCCACCTGTAGCGTATGGTGAAATTGGATAAGCCACAGCGCCTGCCCCGCCTGCCGTAGAGCCTGAACCAATCATTGATGCACCACTAGGGCTATAACTAATGCTTGAGCCAAATGAGCCACCAATAGCGCCTCCAATAGCACCTGCAATTTGACCAACTAAGCCACCTACTCCGCTCTTGTTACCAAAGTTACCAAACAACAGTTGACCAATTTGTGATGCCATTAAATCGGCTGCCATCTTTAATATCATATCTGCAAATGCTTTGCCAGTATTATCAAAAGTACCTTTTAACGCACTATATAAAGTATTGCCTAAAGTGCTTTCAATATTACGAGCCGCTTGCACGGCAAATTGGCTCATCTGATCAACAGTCTGATTGGCTTGCTTTAAAGCCTCATCTGCCGCTCTCTTTCGCTCTGCATCGTCATCTAAGCGCTGATTGATTTGCGCTCTAAGTTCCACTTCTTTTTGAAACTCAGCTAAGTAATCACGATATGCTGCAGTGCCTTCTTGTAAACCCATTTTCTCAAGATTGCGACTAAAGGTCATAATTTCACGACCTTGGTTTGTCATCTCAATCAATGATGATTCAAATTGATAGTTGGCTATCAGTTCTCGTATTTCTTTATTTACATCACGAACTGATGAAGATGCCTTTGTGCCTGCATTGGAAGTGCCAACTAATGAAGCAACTAACTCTTGCATTTTATTGTTATAAGCCAAGGTTAAACTTTCACCTAAACCTATTTCTAAATTCATACCTTGAGTTAATTTTAAGAATTTTGTTGTTTCATCAAATATTTCTTTCAATATCTTTACTGACTCTGTACGCCTCTCATTTAGATATTTTTCAGTTTCTGCTGTTCTAGCATTAGCTTCCGCTTGATCAGATAATGCTTGAACTTTATCAGGTTGTTGCGCCTCAAGCTTTGCTCTTTCTTTGAGCAATTCATTTAATCTGTTTTCATTGTTAAATAATTGCTCATAAGGGTCAGAAGACAAACCTTCAGTAATTTGTTTGATTTGCTCATTCACTAATTGCAATTGTCTTTCAATAGATTGACCAAACGCTTTATCTAACGCTTTAGCAGTATCATCAATTGCATTTTTAACTGAAGTCCATGCACGAGCAAAAACATTGGCTTGTTCAGCCATAATTGGCGCTCTAGTTGCCATTGTTGCTGACAACTCGTTAATTAACAAGTTAACGGCTTCTGTTTCATTTCCTTGATTAATTAAGGATTGAATGTGACGATACGTTTCGTTAGTCAAAAAGTTGTATTTTTGGCTAAGGTCTTCCAATGCTTTTTGTGGGTCTTTAGCTATTGTTGCAAACTCAGATACAACATCAGATATTGCTTTTCCTGTTACTTTAGACCAAGCAATCGATGCCTCTGCTATTTCTTCATATGACTTGCCAATTAAACTATTTTGTCTAACAATTAAAGCTAACGCTTCAGCGGCTTCTGTTTGAGTTCCTGTTATGTCAGATACACTAGAACTCATTGATTTTAATGCTTCAAAGGACACACCTGCGGCGTTACCTGTCTCTAGTAGCGCATTGTTTAGTTGAGTGGTGATTTCGTTCATTCGAGAATAAGCTAAGTAGGCAACACCAGCCACCGCAGCTAGACCAGACATCACTAACACGGTACGGCTTACTAACGACAACACGCCTTTTAGCACATTGCCAAAACCACCGAATGAATCTCTTAACTGACCACCCTGTTGAATGGCAACAAGGTAAATAGGCATACCAGAAGCCAATGATGTAACCACGTCAGTAATCTGAGCGGGTAACAGTCGCATCGCTTGCCGTGTCTGTTTAGCTGACATCTCGACTGAACGAAAAGATGAACTTGTGTCAAACATCTTATCAATCATTGGTTGGGCTTGTTGCCTAACACCCATTTGTTGCGCTCGATACTCTAATAACTCTTTACGAGTCATATTTAGCGTTAGCGCTTCTTCTTGCAGTTGTTTAATAAAAGCGTGACCAGCACTTGCGGCTTGAATCTTAGCCTGCTCAACTTGACGCAACTCATTTCGCAAGTCTTCAGTTTGTAGGGTAATGCCAGCTTGAGCCGCAGCCCAATCGTAATAATCAGCTTTTGTTTCTGTCGTAAAACGCTTAACAGAACGCGCCATTGAATTAACAGCGCGAGTGTTTTTCTTTTCTGTCTTTTCTGACGTTACGCCAACCGTTTCAATGGCTTTATCAGCCGTACCCATACCTTGCTGAGTGGCTTGACCTGCATCTTTAGCTTGTTTAGCAACCTTATGGAATGCACTTTCTGTGGCTTTTAAGTCTTCTGGTACGGTTGACTCAACGCCAATGCCAACTTTAAGATCGCCAATTTTATTACCTGCCATGTCAACCTCTCAAAATATCTTTCACTTTAGCTGCGACACGCTCGCCTTGTTGCTGATCTATTTCTGGTAGCCAAGGTGGAGGTGAGTCTTGATGATCTGATTTTATCATCTTGAGTAGGTAATGTCTTGACATATCACGCAATGTTTGCGCTTCCCACGGGCATAGCTTGACTTGCAAATTCTTTTGCCAAGCATATATCTCTTGATGGTTGATTGGGCTGTCGCCTGAAGTTGTAGACAAAATGGGGCCAATGGAGAATAAGTATTCAACCATATATTGCATTGAGCATGGAGGATACTCAATCTCTTTCCCTTGATCGTCAAACAATTCTTGACGACTTTTTTCATTTTGTGTATCAACCTTCAACTTTGGAATGGCATTTAGCCAAGCCAAATACTGCACGTAAGTTATCAGTTCGTTGAAGGCTGATTCGTAAAATTTACTTGGTCACCAATAAACCGTTCGACTTGCTCAGTAACAAATATCAAAGACCTGTCTGAAAAGACAGCCGAATACAAAGCAGCGCCTTCCTCACCGTCTAACTCAAAGTTTTCAGAGCCAGCTACGCATCGAACTAAAAAGTCAACACGCAATTCTTCCAACTCTTCAGATGGAATAGTTTTATTACGATACTTCTTAAACTTATTCGCCAAAGAGTCCTGACGCTTGCGTTCTGCCATTTGGTATTGCTTAGAACCTAAACCATATAATTTAATTAAAACAGGCTTGGTTTCTGCATCATCCAAATACATCGGGTCACCGTTAGGTGTTTGAATGTGGAGAACAGATATTTCAGATAAAGAATATTTCTTTAACGACATTACGTTTCCCATTAAAAAAGCAGGGTTAGCTGAGTTAGCCAACCCTTTTTTCTTCATAATACTGATTAAGCTGCATCAACGTGAACAATGCCAACGCCACTAGCAGATGTTGTGATTTCTAATGTCAAACTTGCGCTTAACATTGTGTCCACGCCTGTCATTGACTTTTGAAAGCCGACAACCTTAGCTTGGAAGTAATCAATTGCACCGTCTTGATAAAGAACTTTAAACGAATAATCGGCATCGCTATTTAAAGCGGCAATTGCTAACGTCTGACCTGCGTCATCGTCATCAATGCCGATAGTCAATACTTTCTGACCTTCGTTAAAGCTACCTTTGAATTTTTGTGTACCACGCGAGCCAATCGGGTTGTGCGTAACAACGTTATATACACGACCATGCTGACCTGCGTCAGTAATCTGACCAATGGGTGTTACCGTAAGAGCGGCGTAACCAGTTGAGTCAAAAGTTGCTGGAGTACCAGCAGAAATACTAAGTACTGCACCTGCTACAGTTTGAACACTCATTTTAAATCTCCAAAAACATCATGCACATTTTAGCTTACATGATAATGAACTGAAAAGTCTTGCATAGTCCCATAAAGACTAACTTCATCTTCGTAGGTTGACGTTGGTTCGCTTAAAGAAACCGCTTTAAATAGGTTAGCATTATTTAATGCTAATTCTACCAAAATTGCTAGATTACTGCACAAAATCCTAGTTTTTGCGTAGCAATTTACCTGAATACGATACATTTTAAGCGAATCTAATGATTCTATGTTTCGCCGACCCGAACCGCCTATCACTTGATACGTAATAAATGGGTCAGGGTCATTTTCAGCAAGTACATGTGGCGGTGCAAAATCAGGAAACACTCGATTTGGAGCAAGTGAAATAATTGCGTTACGGACGGCTATTTCAACTAACATATGTGCTCGCCAATGATGGGTTATTAATTAATTCAGCCAATCGTTCTGTTGCTCGCTTTGCCATAGCTGCGGGAGCAAGGTTTTTGGCTTCATCAAAACTACGGCGTACAAAGCCAGAGCCTTGACGCTGTATCGGTGTTTTCAATGGTATGTAATACGCATCCATTTCAGCTTGAGACGCACTTTTAGGATTTGGTCTAGCCGTGCCTATTTTGCTAGGTCTAACTAACGTTACCCAAGTACCATCTTTTTTAACTTTCATTTGATACCGTTGAATATGCCCAAATTCAACTAAATGCAAATGCTTTGAACTGCCTAATTTCATTTGTTCATCATTTTTGTCTGTGTTGCCGTAGTTGCCACGGAAACCTACTTGATACTCTTTGTAATTTTTAGTAGAAACATTATCTGCATAAGCGTGATACAAAGAGTTCTTAAGGTTGCTTGTTGGCCCGACAGGAACGTTTTTCATCAAAGTATTGTAATACTCAAGCGCACCCGCCCTTGCAGTAGATCGCACAACGTGGCTATTAATACCTTGACCAAGCGTTGCTAATTGTTTGCTAAAAGTATCAGTTAATGTGGTGCGGACTTTGATCATGGAGACGACCCATTAATTAGGCGGCAAATTAAATCAATATAACGCTTTTCATTTACGTGTGGCAATACAGCAGTTATTTCATATTGTAAACCGCTATAATTTACTCTCATCCCTGCGTTAACCCCAGGCATGTACCTTACTCTGATACTAGTTTTTACAGAAGACGCCAAAGCATCAGATTTAATTGTTTCGATGCCAGAGTTGTGCTTTATATCCGCCCAAACTGTTGCAAACGTACTCCATGACTCTACTTGCTGACCCGCGTCATCATATGATTCTTCAGACCAAACAGTAGCAAATTGATTCCAAGGGTCAATTTGATCATAGGTAGATGCTTGATGCTCTATCGTAATTCGTTTGTTTAATCTGCCAATGTCCATTATGACCCCATATTAATTCTGTATGGGTTTAATAAATAATTAGATGATTGAGGTCTCGCAAAAGATTGGTTGTTGCTTACTGTTTCTCTATTTTCATACCAATTGCCAAGCATTAACAAGATTGCGGCTTTTATGCTTGCGGGGCAAACAAACTCATCGTTATAGCCAGCGGTAAAAGAAACAGTTAACTCAGCAGTAGGCGGGGTGCTAGTAAAAACAAGCAACGAGGGCTTTTGATAGTTATCTACATAGTAAGTGGTCGATAACACGGTTTGAACCTCACCAGAGTCATTCTGATATGTTACGGACGCTATATCTGTAACGGGGTAAGTTTGCAAATTAATTTTATCATCTTCAGAATTAGTTTTTAATTTATAACTAGCTTGAGCAATAGTTGAATTAATATAATTTTCTGCACTTTCGCGCGAAGCACTAATTAAAGTTTGAACTAATGCATCATCAGGATGAGAAGCGGGAGACCCAAAGGTATCTAAACGCAGATGCAATTGCGCTTCAGCAAGCGTGACGGGTTCTGTTGTCGGCTGTACGGTTTTAATTAAATAACCCATTTTAGATATTCCAATATTGAGAAAGTTGTTCGTACACTTGATCACCGCTAGGTCTCTCTTCCCATCTTGCTCTAAATATTCCCGTTGCCGTTGCACCGTCAGTATTAATTAATCGAATGTAAAATGTTCCCGCCGCAAAGCCTTGTGGTGATTCCTCACTCGCCCCTGCTGGTGTCGCTTTGTTAGGGTTTGTGTCAGTAATGGTCTGAATCAAATCAACCACCGTACCACCCGTGTGTGTACCGCCTCGATTCATTGTAATTTGCGGCTCATAATCTGAAGCCGTTGACATTGTGTTAGTTTTAAATATAGGCAATGGGGTAGCAAACGTGCCGCCCTCTGTTCCGCCAACAATTAATTCTAAACGGATTTCAGATAAAAATATTTCAATAGAAAGCATTTGAACAATTGTATCTATTGGTGCAACGACTTTAATAACTTGAGTCGCGCCACTTGCAATGCTAAATTCGTAAAATGTACGCGCTTCACGCCCTGCAAAGAACCCTGTTTGACCAACGTCTACGCGTAAACGGGCGTAATCGCCATCACTATCCGTCATTAACTTAGCAGGTGGATAAGCCTCTACCCGTTCTGCGTGAGTTCCATCCTGTCGGTCAACCAACAATTTTCGTAAGTTTTGCCAGAATGGAAATACAACGTTGCTCATTTAGTCAGCCATGTCTTTGGTTTGCGACCACGCTTTTTATCAACTTCTTCTGTCTCAATTGATACTTCAGGTTCAATTGGGCGCTCATGCACAACTTTAGTTTGATAGCGCACCACATCGCCTCGCTCAAGATAAAAGTTAGCTTTGTGGTCAGGTATATCAACCACTTCATCTTTTATAAGTTTACCCAATTTATCATCAAGTATAACTTTTGCTGTAACGGAAACTTTCATATTTACCTCATATTAAAAAAAGGGAGTCAGGCTTGTGACCCAACCCCCTTTAGTTTACTTCAAACACTCATCAGGCTGTGAAGTCGCCGTACAACAATGCGCTTGGGCGCTCAACACCCAAACCAAGACGCTCTTCAACACGAATAGTTACCAAGTTTTTGGTAAAGTCATCGTTAACGTAGCCCATCTCAACGGTAGCACCTTGGCGAACATAAAGTGCTGTTGAGTTAGCAATTGCACCGACTAAGAACTTGCCAGCTGCCATGTTGTTGCTGATAACAATACGCATACCGAATGGGTTCATCATGCCGTTAGAGCCAGGTGCGCCGTACAAGTACATGCCTGTGCCTGTGCCTTCACGAGTACGCTCCATTGCGCCCCAATCGGCAGGGTTGACAATCACGGTATCAGGTGTGTTACCTGTTGCCCATAATGCCCACTTAGCGCGATTGATAGCATCAACTAACAAATCAGAAGCTGTCGCAGTATAAGCAGTAAAGTTACCTGTGTCAGTTAAGCCTGAAACGTTTGGAGGTGTGCCGTTGCCGTTAAGCAATTGAGCATCAATACGTTGAGCCAAGCCGTCACGGGCGCGAGTGTCGATATAAGCAACGATAGCAGGAGCGTCAGCCAAAAGTTGGTTTGAAACTTTAATCCAATGAGCCACGGTAGTGATTGGCACATTGTATTGTTCAAACGTTGCTGATGACTCAGGCTTAGCGGCGGCTTGTGCGACTTCAGCGGCGGCGTTAGTGAATGATGCTTCACGCAAGCTGTTCACAAGATTAGATGTGACAGGGATTTGCGTAAACAATTCACGAATCGTCAATGGCAAGAAGTTCCCTGGGATAACCCCTGGGCGTTGCGTTGGGAAAGTAGTTGTGCTGTCAGATGTCACAGTCGCCTTGATGTCCAAACGGGCACGTTGGGTTTGACCTGTGATTAATGCCGCAAAAGCATCTGATTTAACAAACTCAGCGCCTGCTGATAAAGAAGCGGCAGGAACGCTATTGCGACTTTCCATCTTCTGAGCAACTTCAGTAATGCTACGATTGAAGTCTTCTGCTAGAGATTTAACCTCTGCACGGATTTCTTCTTGAGCCTTACCGTTAAGGGCAACTTGACCTTCGTACTTTTCCACAGCAGCGTTTAACTGTGCGCCTAACTTGGTTTCTACTGATTTGATGCCGTCTTCGACAGCTTTAATAATAAGATCGCTCATGATTAACTCCTAAGTTGAGCAAGATAAAAAGCTAATTTAATAGCCTCGTCAGATACTACACTTTCTTTTACTGCTAACGTTTTCCCTTGCTCACCAAGAGATAGCCGTTTAATGCCCTCAACTACCCAAAGAGCATCGCCTTTTGACAACCCACCTGACTCTCTCAAGAGGTCTTCAAATTCTTTATAAGTCTGAAACTCATCTACATCAGACTTAATACGATTAACTTGCGCATTTAAATCTGCGGGTGATTCCACAACAGATACCTCCACTAAGTCAATCTCATATAAATCATAACCGCCCTTGTCGTTTTCTACAAACTTTCTCGGTTTGTAGCCAATTGACATACCACTAATTGCTCCGTGAACAAGGGAAGCGTAAACGTCTTGCGCTTTGGAGTGCCCAGGGGTTAACTCGCCCTCAACATAAAGACCTTTTTCATCTTCTTCCATGCGAGTCCATTTGCCAATAATCTCGCCGTAATGATTCCAGCGCATTTGAATGGGACGCTCGCGCTCGGCAATCGTTTTCTCATAAGCGCCTGCAAAGATTGTGTCGCCATAGCTATCTACGCCACCAAAAACAGAAGCGTATCCAGAGAAGACACCCTGCTTGCCTTCGTAAAACTTGACGCTTGTTGCATCAAGGTTGAGTAGTTTGTGTTTCATTTTGCCTTGCTCCTAATTCATTTAGCGGAGACATATTCACTTGGGACAATAAGTTGTCACCACCAAGCATTGTTGACCATCCTTCAATCTTGCGAACTTCATTTGGAGTCAAAATGCTTCCAGCAATTGCCGTCCTATAGCCTTCTAACCTTGATTTTAAATCAGAACGTAGCAAACCCTCAAAATCAAACTCAACTTCATACTTTAACGATTCTTCGTCAGTAAAAAGATTAGCTTGAATGCTTGATTCAATGCGTTCTAAATATGGTCTAAGGTTTAATTTGTAAAAGCCACTTACTAGTTGTTCAATACCTGAACCCCAAGCAGTTGACCCACTTGTATCATTAACCAAGATAGAAGGAACGCCGAACCATCGGCATATTTCTTCTAGTTGAAACTTGCGAGAAGCAAGTAGTTCAATATCTTGAGGTGACATAGAAATTGGGTCAAACTTCATGCCCATTTCAAGAACCATTAAGCGATCATCGGTGCTACTAGTTAAAGCGGTAAAGTTCTTTCTAATTTGATCGCGCTGTTCTGGGGTCAGTAATTTATCTAAAACCAAAGCGCCTGAACGTTTGCCACCGTTAGTATATATTTTAGTAACGGCGCTTTCCGCGGCTTGTGCCACGCCTATCATATTTCTACCGAAAGCTAGTGGTGATTTACCAACAATGCCGTTACCGTATAGCTTTAGATGCCATACTGACTTTTCGGACAAAAACTCAGTCTGATTGTCGCTAGTGTATTCGTAGATGACAGCGCCATCATCAGCAAGTCTAACCTCAACTTGTGCTGACATCATAGGAAGTAGTGAAGTTACTCGCCCGTTAATCCTTTGAACCTTCGCATAAGCATTGCCATGCAAAGTAAGATTAAGCATCATCGTTTCAAAAAACTCTTGTCGAGTCTGATACCGATTAGGCTTTTTATTCATTAATTGTTGAAAATAGAACGTATCGGCTAATTTGCGACCATTTTGTTGCTTTTCGTACACATTAAAGGGTAAGCTAGATACCGTTTCCGACAAAAGCCTAACACAAGCCCAAACAGCGGAAACCTGCATTGCCGTGTCTTCAGTAACGGCAACAGCAGAATCAGTTGAATAAGCGGGTTGTGGGTACTGAGTGCCAATATTGCGCTCAGTAGTTGTGCCACCTACCAACTTAGACCACATACCAGACCAAAACGTTGCCATTATTTATGCCCCTGCCATTAATAAGTAGATGAAATCGGGTCGCTTAAAAAGCCATCCCAATCACCTTCAATTTCTTCAACAAGGTTCGCGGCGTGAAAAGCCATAGCCAAAGCTACCAATCCATCAATCCTTCCCGTTGCTTTTGATTTATCCAATTTCCTATTTCCTGTAGGGTCTTTGATAACAATCGCATTAGCCGCACACATTGTCAAAACAGGGTGCATATTATGGCGCATCCTGCCATTTAATAATTCGGACTCTAGTGTGTCAATAGCAGGCGACATATCTCTGTAGCCTTGACCACACTCTACTAATGGCAATTCTACCCCAAACTTAGTGAATTCCTTACGTAAAATATCTATTCGCCATCTATCGTATGCTATTTTAACGATATTCCTACCTTCTATTATACTTAATATCTGTTCCGCAACGTGTTCGTAATCTACGGTAGAGCCACTAGTGACATTTAAATACCCATCATTGACCCAAATATCGTAAGGTGTCCGATCTCGCTTCGCTCTATCTTGAATACCGTTCCTTGGCGTCCAAAAGTGAGACTCAACATTCCATTTACCGTTTGTTCTATAAACCATAATAAATGCGGTTAAGTCAGCGCGAGAAGATAAGTCAAGACCACAATAAACTAAATTGTCTTCAACAGGCTCAATTGCCTCGCCACATGATTTCCATACAGACCCGCTAATGAATGGGCTGAACACTTCAACCATTTGATTAGCAATTAAGTTCCTAAAACTCGCTTCACGGCTTGGCATCCGCTTGGCTTCCTCCATTTGGCGGAAAACTTCCTCGTGATTCATTAAATGCCAGTTGGGTTGTGCCTTTTGTAACTCAACCTTGTCAAATGGGTCTTTATCATTAGGAACAGCGTATAAAACGCACTTTACCCTTGGGTCATGAGAACTCTTGGCATCTTCAAGCAATATTGACAATAAATCGTCAGGTTTAGCCGCTTGCGTTGAAATAACGATGGAAAGTGGTCTTTCTTGCGCCGCAGACGCTGTTTCAAGCGCTTCGTAGAGGTCAAACCTCGACCCACGCACTTGACCTAGTTCATCATGAACCACTAACGCAGGAGATAACCCCATCGCAGTAGACGCATCAGCCGACAACGCCTTGTACACCGTACCCAAAGATGGGCAAACAATTTGCTTAGCGCTATCTTTGACCGTCACGTACTCAGAGATTGATGCAGACATCCTTACCATCTTCGCAGCGAGGCTGTGCAAAATAGATGCTTGGTCACGAGACTGAGCCGCGGAGTACAGCTGACCACTCTGCACCGCTTCAGGCCCGACCAAATGCAACAACAAAATCATTGCCGACCAAGACGTTTTACCGTTTTTGCGCGGTAAAGAGCATAAAAACGTCCTAGTCGGTGAACCATAGATCATTTCCATCCAATCGCATTGGGCGGGAGATAATTTCACAGGTTGACCAACTAATTTGCCTTCAGGTACTCTTAAATGCGTTTCTATCCATTCTATGTTGCGTTTGGCTCTAGCTGATAGCTTTGCCCTACTTTGCATCATATTTCCCAAGGTTTCTTAGATTTTGATTGGTTAATCATGCTTCTAGCTACGGTTTGCTGATCAATTGCTTGTCGAGTGATACGTAAGCGAGTCGCCAAAGATGAGGAAGCCCGACCTTCTCGCTCGTGCATGGCAAGTAATTTGTCGTAACGCTTCAACCCTTCATCGTCAGCAAGCCAACCTCTGTCGAAATTAGAAATCTCGTCAGACAATATTCTGCCCAATACTACGTGCCGACAGTAGTTTTCTAACAATGGAGCATGAACTTGCGTGAATGCACTAGCGGGTTGGTCGTTCACAACCTCTAACCAAACGTGCCTTTCCGCATCAGACAAGTGCATGAGTGGCATTAACCGTGTTTCTTGGTTAATTTCTAAAGGAGCAATGGTTGCAAGTTCAGCGGATGACTTTTTTCCTGTTTTCATGATGTTAGTATACCCAATTTTGGTTATAGAAAGAACAGTACTTGA